TCAGGACGTCTGGCGAGAAGAACGGCGCGCCGCGCGGCGCTCCCTGAAGAAGCCGCGCAGCAGCTCGGCAGACTCGTCCGCGAGCACGCCGGGCGTCACCTCGAAGGCGTGGTTGAGCCTCGGGTCGTGGCTCACGTCGAAGAGCGTGCCGAGCGCGCCGCCCTTGGGGTCGGCCGCACCGTAGACGCAGCGGTCCACCCGCGCGTTCACCATGAGCCCGGCGCACATGAGGCACGGCTCGAGCGTCACGTAGACCGTGCAGCCCGTGAGCCTCCAGCGCCCCAGCTCGCGCGCCGCGGCGACCATCGCCGAGAACTCGGCGTGCGCCGAGGGGTCCGCGTCGGTCTCCCGGCTGTTGTGGGCGCGGGCCACGACCTCGCCGTCGCAGACGACCACCGCGCCGATGGGCACCTCGCCCTCGGCGCCGGCCGTCGCAGCCTCCTCGAGCGCCAGGCGCATGTATGCCTCGTCGTTCTTCTCGGCCCCGCTCATTTGACCTCCCGGGTCTCCGTGGTCCCCACATGGGGTAGGATACTAGTGCCTGCGCACGCGGAGGAGTGGCAGAGCGGTTGATTGCAGCGGTCTTGAAAACCGTCGAGCGGGTAACCCCCGTTCCGAGGGTTCGAATCCCTCCTCCTCCGCCAGTCGCGACTTACACGAACCCCCATCCGGCGCGTCCGGGCGGGGGTTCGTGCTATCTCCGCCATCATCTCCCCTGCCGCCGTCGATTATGAACTCGACATGGAACCGCTCGCCCTCGCGGTCGAGCACCACGCGCCGCACGAACAGCGCGATGACCTCAAGCGGGTCCCTCTTGCCGACCACCTCGTGGACCCAGAACTCAACGTGGTCGCGGTCGAACACAGGCGTGCCCTTCTCAAGCTCCGCAAGCTCGTCGGCGACCGCCTCGCGCTCCGCCACCAGCTCGTCCAGCTTCGCGGCAACCGCGTCTGTCGCGCCCGTCTTCGCGGCGAGATCCACCATGCGCGCCTGCTCGCGCTCGTTGTCCGCGAGACGCTTGCGCAGCGCGTCCATGGCGTCGAGGTCGTCGGACAGCGCGGCCTCCTGCTCCTCCAGCACGAGATCGGCGATGATGCCCGCCACGTGATCGGATTCGAGGAACGCGCGCACCTCCTCGGCGACCGCGCGCTCCAACTTCTCCTGCGGCACGATGTGTCCCGTGGCGGGGCATCGGTAGTACGTGTACTTCCGGCCGCTCTTGCCGTGCCCGCTGCTGCTCTGGTAGCGGTTTCCGTCCACGTCGAACAGCTTTCCGGAAAGCAGGTACTCCACGGTGCCCCTCCTCTTCCTCGTACGCAGCGCAAGCCTGCGCTGCACGCGGTCGAACAGCTCGCGGTCCACGATGGCGGGCACGCCGTCCTCGACCCGCGTGCCGCCGTACTCGTAGACGCCCGCGTACTTCTCGTTGCGCAGCATCTTCGAGATCGCGCGCATGTCGAACGGCTTGCCCGTGAGCGTGCGCCACGGCCTCAAGGCATCCATTATCTCGGGGAAGCCGCTGCCGGCGTCGTACATCTCGAACATGGTGCGCACCACGCGCGCCTGCTCCTCGTTGACGTGGTAGAAGCCATCGCCGCCGAGGTCGAGGCCGTATACCCCCACGCCATTGTGCTTGCACTTGAGGGCGTTGCCGTGCAGCCCGCGCTTCACATTCTCCGCTAGGTTCGCGGAGTAGTACTCCGCCATGCCCTCAAGAACGGCCTCCAACAGGATGCCGTCCGGACCGTCCTCTATGCGCTCCGTAGCCGAGACCACGCGCACGCCGTTGCGCTTGAGCTTCGTCTTGTAGATCGCGCTGTCGTACCTGTTGCGGGCGAAGCGGTCGGTCTTGTAGACGTAGACCTTCTCGAACCACCCGCGCGCGCTGTCCGCAACCATCTCCGCGAACGCGGCGCGGTGATTCGTCGTGGTGCCGGAGGTAGCCCTGTCGGCGTACACGCGCACGATGCGATCGCCGTTGCGGCGCGCCTCCTCAGTGCAGACGCGAACCTGGTCCTCTATTGACTCCTCGCGCTGCCCGGACGAGGAGTATCGCGCGTAAATCACCGCGCTTGCCATATAATGTTCCCACCTCCCGCTCGTCGGGTTGGTACTTTTCAGGAGCCTCGCGCAGGGTTGCCGCCCTTATGCGCGGGGCTTTCTCTCTAACTTCCGAATATATGCCGCACGCTTTTCTCCAACTGCTCCAATCCGATGTCGTTGGAGTCGGGCTTCGGGTTCTTGTATAGAGAGGTCCAGACTCCCTCGCTCTTCGGTGCCGCGCGCTTCACCTCTACGATTCTGTGCTCGTCTCCGAACCGACGGATGATGACGCCCTGGCCGAAGTGGGCATGCCACCCGTAGATGTCGGCCATGTTTATACTGCCGTCCGACAGGTAGTGCAGATGCACAATGAGACTGTCCCCGTGTTCCAGATGTGGGAAACCTTCGATGCCGGACGGCCTCTCGATCACCTCGTCGTGGGACATGTGGGCCACGACCACGTTCTTCGGCACCTTGCCGGTCTTCGTTGGCGAAGAGAACACGATGTTCGGCTCCGACTTGCGCAGGTCGCAGTGGTACGCCTGCATAGGCGGACAAACTGAACCGATAAGCGCGATAGCGTCGGATATGACGCGTTCGGGGGTGAACGACTCGATGTTTACCCCTGCCTCGGAGAGGAACAGGCGATTCTCCGCCTGCTGCTGATCCTGCTTCTGCTTGCGCTCGCGTTCAAGGCGCTCCCACTCCTCCTGCTCACGCCTGAACTCCTCGCTGTCCGTGTCTATCTCGTTGCCATCGGCATCGCGATAAATCACCTTGATGGATACCTTCGGTTCCTGCGTCTTCGGCTTCTTCTTGAAAAAATCGAGTAGTCCCATGGCTACTCCATCTCCTCGGGTGCCTGCCACCAGACCACGGTGCCGATCACGCGCACCGGGCCGTCTTCCATGCTGAACACGAGGTCTTCCTGCTCCTCGTGGCTGTCCGCCGTAAGCATGAGTGTGCTGCTGCCGCGATACCACCTGCGCATGACCGCCTGGTACGCCTCGGTTTCGACCACTGCGATGGAGCCGTTGGAAGGCTCGCGGTCGGGGTCGACGAGCACGTGCGCGCCCTCTGGTATCACGCGGTCCATGCAGTTGCCCTCGACCACGAGCGCGAAGGCGCGCGGGTGGCGCGAGCACACGGATGCGGGCACCTCGACGCGGTGCTCCGCCTCCTCCTCGTCCGTGAGCGCGCCCGCATGGACGCGGCCCAGGGTGAGCAGCGGCACGGTCGCCTCGCCCGAGGAATAGACGGGAATGGCACCAGCGGGAAGGGAAACACTATCGAACCGACCGTGTTCCTTCGCCGCGAGCCCATATCTGTCGGACAGGAGGTCGTCCTCAGAAATGTTGAAGTACTCGCAGATGTTGCTAATCGCATCATGCCGAGGCCGCGCACCCTTGCGCCACCCAGTAACAGAACCGGGCGTAACGCCAGCAATACGCGCAAGCGCCTCTTGTGTCAGGTCATGTTTGACGAGCAGCGCATCTATATTTTCCGGTAGTCCCATAACTGCTCCTATCTGCTGCTGACTTTAATAATACCGAATCAAATCCACTTTTTCCTAAATCAGTTATTGAGTTTTGCTAAATGTTCCGCTATTATCGAAATCGCCGAAGGAGGTGATTCGATGGCAGAGGATAACCTGTTCGCTGCAGCCCGAACCGGGTCTGGCCTGACCCAGGCAAAGGCTGCATCTATCTGCGGTATCTCTGTTGACGCATACCGCACACGAGAGAAGCGCCCCGGAGAGTTCCGCGTTAAAGAACTCAAGCTCCTTGCCGAAGGCATGGGCGAGAACTCGCGGAAGATTCTGGCGGATGCCGTTCTCTCTCTTTTTTTGCCCAGTTGATTTAGTTTTTCTAAATGTCGAAAGGAGCCACAGATGGCAAGCAAGACCAAGGACCTGCGTTCGGCGACGGAGGACATCGAGCGCGTGAAGAAGCTCGCGTACAAGCAGTTCGGCTTCCGCGAGTACCTGGTCAACCCGATCGAGATGGACGAGACCGACCCCTCGCGCCACTGCCTCTTCGAGGTCATGGGTGTCACCTACAAGGTGGAGGACGGCTCCATCTCCGTCGAGCCCGCCGAGGACTAGTGACCCCGGCGCAGCGCGCCATGTGCCGCGCGATCCGCACGGCCATGGCCGAGTTCTACAAGTGCCCCGAGAACGAGAGGAAGTTTCTGGAATGGAAGTCATCAAGGAAAAGAGGGGACGCGTCCGGGTCGGCAAACGCGAGACGCGCCCCGTCACGGTTCACTACAGAACCATCCCCATGTTAACAGACGATCAGCGCGAGAACCTGCAGGGGTGTCTCGGCCTCCTGCTCATCACCGCCTGTATCGTCATCACCGGCCTCATCGAGGGATCGACATGGCCGGCGTAGAGCGCGCCCGCCAGATGGTCGCGAAGGCGTGCCACTGGGTGCGCCTGCATCCCGAGAAATGGCGCAAGCTCAAGGACTTCTGCGGCTACCTCATGGAGGAGGGCGACCTGATCCAGCGCGGCAACGTCTACGAGCTGGCGCGCCGCTACGGCATGGACGTGAGGCTCGCGAGCGAGTTCAGGCGCGACCACAACCTGTGGAGCGTGCTCACGCGCTACATGGTCATGGAGCGGCCGATGCTGCTCTCTGCCATCAGCTTCCGCGAGACGCCCATCGACCGGGTGCCGCTCGTGGAGTTCTGGCGCGACATCGTGGGCGAGGACGAGTTCGTGGCCGGCTCGCTGGAAGAGGCGCGCCGCATCTACGACATCCAGCGGGGCGCAGAATGAGGGCGCTCATGGTCATACCGGGCAGGATGCCCGGCCTCAACGACTACGTACGGGCGGAACGCGCCAACCGCTTCGCCGCGTCGAAGATGAAGAAGGAGCAGACCGAGCGGGCGGGCATCGCCGCGGTGGAGCAACGCATGCCCAGGTTCAGCGGGCGCGTGGAGATCGTCTTCACGTGGGTCGAGGAGAACCGCCGCCGGGACATGGACAACGTGGCGTTCGCCAAGAAGTTCATCCTCGACGGCCTCGTGCGCGCCGGCGTCATCCACGACGACACGCCCCAGTACATCGCGGGGCTCGCCGACCGCTTCGCCTACGACAGGCAGCGGCCCCGCATCGAGGTGGAGGTGCGAGGGGCGTGAAGGCGGGGAGGACATGGACGACCGGCGACCTCAAGAGGGTCGCGGAGCTCGCGGGGACGATGCCCGAGCGGGAGCTGCGCAGGCTCCTGAAGCTGTCGAGCAACCAGCTCGCGTACGCGGTGCGCACGCTGCGTCGCATGGGCGTGAACGTCACGACCCGCTACTACGAGCCGCGACTTGAGACCTGCCCCGTGTGCGGGTGCAGGCGCGCCACCCTCGGCAAGGAGGGCGTCTGCGAGCCGTGCCGGCTCAAGAGGCAGCTCGCCGACATCGAGTGGCGCATCTCCGAGCTCATGAGGGGGCTCACCCCCGAGCAGCGCGCCGTCTACGAGCAGACGGAGGCCGAGCGGGAGTCGAGGGCCGACCCCATGCCCCAGCCGAGGCCGACGGACGGCCTCAACAGCTACGAGCGCGCCAAGGCCTCCGAGGACTACGACGCCGCCATGGAGCAGTGGGCGACGACCTACCTCAGGCGCCGAGTCAAGGCGGCCCAGAAGCGCAAGGAGCGCATCCAGAAGAAGGTCAACGAGAACGACAGGAGGAGACATGTTCGACCGGAAGGGCAAGAAGAAGCAGCGGCTGACCATCAGCGTCAAGGCGCTGACGGTCAAGGACATCGAGAAGGCCATCGGGCGCGTCGATAGCGCGTTCCCCGACGAGGGCGCCAAGGACGCCCTGATCGCCGTGGCGCACACGTGCGTGCAGGCCGGCGCGCGCATCATGGCGGACGAGATCATCCACGGGGAGCGCAGCGCCGAGGACTATGCGGTCATGCGCCGCGAGGTCGACGACATCGCCAAGCTGACCGTCATGATGCACGCGATCGACGCCAAGGGGGGCACGGTCGTAGACATCCTCAAGGAGGTGCTGGGCTAATGCAGACCATGGAGCTGGTGAACATCGAGGACGTCTACCCCTACGAGGAGAACGACGTGCGCATGAACCCGCGCGACGTCGAGAGCAAGGAGTGCCGCGAGTACATCGCGCAGCTCGCCGAGCAGTTCAGGTACAACCGCCTCAACCCCGGGCAGCCGCGCGTCCGCCCCATCCTCTACAGGGACGGGGGCATCTACCAGATCATCGACGGTGAGTGCCGATACGAGGCCATGAAGCTCATCGGCACCAAGAAGTTCTACGCCGACGTGTACGACGACCTGGACGACGCCGAGACCGCGCGGCAGGAGGCCGCCAAGGCCATGGTGGAGACGGACGCCAAGCGCGCCCTCACCGCCGAGGAGATGAGCCGTGGCGTGCAGCAGATGCTCGCGCTCGATCTCCCCGACGAGGAGGTGGCCGCCGTCGCCCGCATCGACGCCGGCAAGGTGGGCCGCGCCCGTCGCGGGGCGAGGGTCGTGAGCGACGCGGCGTACGACATGACGCTCGACCGTCTCGCCGCCATCGCCGAGTTCGAGGGCGACGAGGAGGCCGTGGCCAAGCTGCGCGACTGCACGCAGAAGGAGTGGGCCCGCGTCTACGAGGGCCTGCGCGCCGAGCGAGAGCGCAGGCGGGCCATGGACGAGATGACGGAGGCCGCCAGGGCCGCAGGCGTGACCATCGCGGAGAGGACGCCGGAGGGCTACGTCGCCAAGCAGACGTTCAGCGCCTACAACCGCGCCGCATTCGACAGGCACCTGGAGGCCGGGTGCGAGGGAGAGATCGCCGTCGTTAGCGACTACGGCCTCACCTTCCTCTCCCCCGCCGCAGCGGGCGCCGAGGTTGACGAGGGCAGGCAGCGCGAGGAGCAGGAACGCTCGGACTTCTACGCCGCCTTCGAGGACGCGCGCAGGGCCCGCGCCGCATGGATCGGCTCGCACATCGGCGACGTGACGTCCATGCGCAAGACCGCGCGCCTCCTGACCTGCAAGGCGCTCACGAGCCGAGAGGTGGGCGGCTTCGAGGAGGTGTCCGGCGCGAAGGTCGAGTCGGCGCCGTGCCCGCTCGCCGTCGCGCTGGGATACCAGTCGCTGCAGGGCGTCACCGCGTTCGGCGTGTGGAACGCGCACCGCCACGGCGACGGCAGCTACCTGTACGGCAGCGCGGCCCGAGACACGCTCGACCTGCTCGACGCCATGGCTGCCGACGGCTACGGGCTGCACGACGCGGAGGAGAAGACGGCGGCGGCGTGCCGCATCACCATCGAGGAGGAGAGCGATGAGCAGTAAGGCTGACAAGCCCATAGAGGTCGAGGCCGAGGTCATCGAGGGCAGGGGGCTGACCGTGAGCTTCACCCCCGCCGCCATCGACGCCAACTTCGACGCGCTCGACGCGCGCGTGGAGGAGCTGATCGAGGGGTACGCGGAGGCGCGCTACGACCTCACGAGCCCCGACGAGATCAAGCAGGCGAAGCGGGACCGCACGTACCTCAACGGCATCGCCAAGGAGATAGACGAGCGCCGCAAGGCGGTGAAGCGCGAGTACATGCGCCCGCTCGATGACTTCGAGGCCCGCGCCAACGCCATCACCGCGAAGGTCAAGAAGGCGAGCGCCAACATCAAGGAGCAGCTGGACGAGGACGAGGAGCGCCGGAAGGACAGGGCCTACGCCATCCTCAAGGAGTACTACGAGGACCTTGCCGGCATGCTCGCACCCGTCGTCCCCTACGAGCGCATCCACGATGAGAAGTGGCTGAACAAGACATTCGGCGAGATGAAGGCGAAGGCCGCCATTGACGAGAAGGTGGCCAAGGTTGCCACCGACTGGGAGACGCTGCAGGCGCAGCGGGAAGCCCTGCCCCGATATGAGGTCGCGGAGCGCGAGTTCTTCGCGTCGCTCGACCTGGGGGCGGCGCTCAACGCAGCCCGCGAGGCGCAGGAGGCCGACGAGCGCATCGCCGGCATGCGCGCCGAGATGGCCGAGTACGGGCGCGACGAGACGCCGCCCGACACCGAGCCGGAGACGGCGCCCGAGCCCATGCCGGCGCCCGAGCCCGCCCCCTCGCCGGCGCCCGCGCCAGAGCCGATGCCTGCGCCAGATCCGGCGCCCGCCCCGCAGGCGGCGGCCCCGGTCGCCGTCCCCGGCGGCAGGTACGTGCCGTGCGTCATGGTCATCCAGGCGGCGAGCGTCGAGCAGATGCAGCAGATCGGCCGGTTCTGCGGGAGCCTGAGACCGCGCGTCACGGGCAAGTTCGTCACCGGCACGCTTGAGGAGGCGTACATGAAGGAGTGCGCCCAGGTGGTCGCGGCTGCGGCCGCGCGAGAGGGGGCGGTCGCCAATGGCTGAGGCCGAGGCCCCTCGCGGCATCCTGGGGGCCATCGCCCAGGTGCAGCGTTCGGTGATGGTGCCGAAGGACAAGTACAACGAGTTCGGCAGGTTCAACTACCGCAGCTTCGAGGACATCGTGGCGGCCCTCAAGAAGCCGTGCGAGGACGCCGGCATCGGCTTCTTCATGAGCGACGAGATCGTGAACGTCGGCGACCGCTACTACGTCAAGGCGACCGTGAGCGTCTTCCTCACGGACGAGCCCGGCGCCGGCGAGACGTTCAGCGCATCCGCCTACGCCCGTGAGGCCGAGCACAAGAACGGGAGCGACGACGCCCAGGTGACCGGCATGGCGTCCAGCTACGCGCGCAAGTACGCCCTGTGCGGGATCTTCGCCATCGACGGGGAGAGCGACCCCGACCAGCTCGCGCCCGCCAAGGGGCGCGGGCAGGCCCCGCAGGGCCCGTTCCTCGCGCACTGCCGCAGCTGCGGGACGCGCTACCAGTTCGAGACCCCCGAGCAGTACGAGGAGTTCGTCGCCAACCCAGGGTGCTGCCCCGCGCCCGCGTGGGAGATAGAGGGATAGGCCATGCAGGACCTGTACGGGCAGCTCGACGAGCTCACCGACCTGCTCATGGCCGAGCTTGAGGTATGCCGGACGTCCGGCTGCCAGTACGCGGAGAACGAGGCGGAGTACCGCAAGGCCCTCCGCCTCGCCATCCTCGAAGAGCGGCAGAAGGGGACCCCCGCGACCATCACGAGCGACCTGTGCAGGGGGCGCGAGGACATCGCCGAGCTCAAGCGCCTGCGCGACTGCTCGGAGGCCATCTACAAGGCAAGCCAGGAGGCAATCAACGTCTACAAGCTGCGCATCCGCATGGTGGACGCGCAGATCACCCGCGTGTGGAACAGCGGGAACGTCACACAAGGAGGATACCTGTGAGGGACTTCACCATCGACGGGTACGTGACCAAGAACATCGAGACGCGCTCCACGCAGAGCGGGCAGCTCGTCACGCGATTCACCGTCAACAGCCCGAACTACAACCGCGAGACCCGGCAGAGCACGCCCCAGTTCTTCGACTGCGAGTACTGGCACAACGGCCAGCAGGACGACAAGGCCCTAAACATCGTGGAGGGCGCCCTGCTGCTCCTGTGGGGCAGCCTCGCGTACGACAGCTGGCAGGACAAGCAGACCGGCCAGAACCGCTCCAAGGCGTACCTCAAGGTGCGCGAGATCGGCGTAATCAGGCCGCCGCAACCCAGGCAGGCACCGCAGCCGCAGGGGTACCAGCAGCCCGCGTACGCCCCGCAGCAGTACCAGCAGGGCTACAGGCAGTCGGCCCCGCAGCAGGCCGCGCCGGCGCCGCGCTACGGCTCGCAGCAGGTCGCCCAGGCGCCCGCCCCGGCCCCGCAGCAGTACCAGCAGCAGGCGGCGCCCCAAGCCGCACAGCAACCGCCCGTCATCGACGTGTACGACGAGGACATCCCGTTCTAGGAGGCGCGCGGTGAAGAGGTTCCAGAAGGCTGTGGCGGCGGTCATCGTCGCGTCGCTGACCCTGCTCGTGCTCCTCACGGTCGCGCTGCTGTGCTCGATGCTCCTGTCGGGCATCGTGGGCACGCTGCGCGGGATAGCGTGGTGATGGCCGTGCAGGTCCTAGACTCGCTCATCGACGGCCCCCTGCAGCTGGGCAACAGGCGCGAGGGCGACGAGCTCATCGGCATGATCGTGCGATACCTCCGCACGGGAGAGGAGCCGTCGCCCCGCACCGACGCCCAGAGGATGGCGCTCGCCATGGTACGACCGGTGCTCGACAAGAGCCGCAAGCGCATCGTGGCCGGGAGCGAGGGCGGAAGCAGGTCGGCAAGCAAACCGTCAAGCAAACAGGAAAGCAAACGGCAAAGCAAACAGGAAAGCAAATTGTCAAGCGAACCGAGAAGCGAAGAGCAGAGCACATCCGCAAGCAAAAAGGCAAGCGATATATGTTCCTCTTCCTCTCTCCCTCTTCCCGACTCCCCTTCCGAGGAGGAGGGGTGCGGGGAGGAGGGCGGCGGGATCCCCTACGCGGAGATCGTGGCCGCGCTCAACGGGGCGGCCGGCACGTCGTACCGCCCGACATCGAAGAAGACCCGGCAGCTCATCCGCGCCAGGTGGGCCGAGGGCTACCGCCTCCCCGACTTCGAGGCCGTCATCGACACCATGGCGAGGGCGTGGCTCAGCGACCCGAAGATGAGCGCGTACCTGCGCCCCGAGACGCTTTTCGGCACCAAGTTCGAGAGCTACCTGAACAGGCCGAGGCCGAGGAAGGAGGCGCGCCATGGAGACCCGTTCGCAGCCTACTAGGCGATGCCCGCACTGCGGGTGCGAGCTCAAGCCGATCGTCCTCCCAGCCCTCTTCGGGGCGAAAGGGCCGCGCGTGGTCGGCTACGAGCCGTGCGGGTGCCCGGGGGCGGAGCGCGAGCGTCAGGAGGCCGACCGCGAGGAGGCCGAGCGCGGGGCGCGCGAGGACGCCGAGAGGCGCCGAAGGGCCTACGAGCGAGCCGGAATCAAGCCGAGGTTCGCGGGCGCGGAATCGCCCATGGCGGCGGGCGTCATGGAGGGCGTCCGCAGGGGTCGCGGGGCCTACATCTTCGGCCCCGTCGGCACAGGCAAGTCGCACCTCGCATCGGCAGTCGCCCGCATGGCGGTGGACGAGGGCATGAGGGTGCGCGTCACGGACATGCCGGGCATCATCGCCCGCCTCAAGGGCACGTTCGGCACGCAGGCGAGCGAGGAGGACGTGCTGGCCGGCCTGTCGAGGTGCGGACTCCTCGTGATAGACGACCTGGGCAAGGAGCCGCCGACGGACTGGACGCTCACGCAGGTGTTCCGCGTCATCAACGACAGGTACGAGACCATGAGGCCGGTGGTCGTCACGTCGCAGTACGACCTCAAGGCGCTGGGCGGGAGGCTGTCGCGCAACGGAGACGTCGACACCGCCCTCGCCATCGTTAGCCGCCTCTCCGAGATGTGCGCCAAGCACGAGATGAGGGGCGCGGACAGGAGGCTCCATGTCCAGGGTTGATACGCTGCCCGAGATCCTGCGGCCGCTCATGGACGGCACGAGCGTCGAGACGCCACGGTGCGCCGTGTGTGGCAGGCCGTGGCCCCTCAACCGCCACCACATCGTGAGGAGGGGCGCCGGCAGGCTCTACCGCAACGGTGTCGAGGTGCCGAAGCCGACGATCGTCCTGTGCGGCATCGGCAACAACCTCTCCGACGCGGACGGACGCCCCTTCTGTCACGGTCTCGCGCACGCCAACCGGCTGCACTTCCGCTGGGTGCGCCCTCGCGAGGAGTTCAACAGGCCGAGGCCGCAGGGGTCCGGCCACTGGGAGTACATCGTCCTGCCGGAGCCGACGAGCTACGCGAGGGCGCTCGAGACGGACGGCTGGAGGCCGCTGAGGAGGTGGCGCGAGTGCTGTGCGTGACCGTCGAGGAGTTCGAGCGCGAGGAGCGCAGGCAGAGGAGCCGGCGGGCCAAGGAGCTCGCCGACGAGGGGCTCGCGGCGTGGCAGATAGCCGAGAGGCTGGGCATGACGGTCCAGGCGGCGAGGAAGGTCGTCGAGAGGAGGCGGCGATGCCGATGAGCGACTACGAGCCCGCGAGCGGCTGGAACCTCCCGCCGGGGTGCTTCGAGTGGGACCCGGCGGCCCCGTGGAACGCCCCGGACCCGTGGGAGGGCAGATCGTGCGGCGAGTGCCGCAACTGCAGCGAGTGCAAGCTGCTCGACGGGACGAAGGTCAAGGTCTGCACCTGCGACGAGTGCGACCTTGAGGAGATAGATCCGGACGCCCCCGCATGCGAGGGCTTCGAGGACCACTAGGAGGAAGCATGACCGAGCAGGACAAGGCACGCGAGGCGCGCATCAGGCTCGACGCGGCGCGCAGGCACATCACCGAGGCCATCGAGGCCATTAGCGGCCCCGCGCCGGACTGGGTGCGCTGCGGAGCGTGCATCGACATGGCGGGCGACGTGATGCCGTTCGTCAAGGAGGCGGACGAGAGATGAGCGTCATCTGCTCAAGATGCGGGCGCGACATCGACGCCATCGGCCAAGACAACGTGAGCTACACGCGGGAGCCCGTGTGCGAGGACTGCGCCGACAGGTGCGGAGACTGCGTACATTACGTAGGCGGCGGTGACTGGGGCTTGTGCTGCAAGCTCGACTACGGTCTCCACTACGAGGACAGCATCGCGTGCGGAAGGTTCGCCGACAGGTTAGAGGTCGATGCCTCGTGAGCCATGGCAGGCACCATCACAGGCGGCACACCGCGCGCAAGCATCGCATGTGCTCCGACAAGACGAGGTTCGCGAGCGAGATCGCGGCCATGAGGTCGGGCGCGAAGTTCGGCATGGACTGGTACCGATGCCCGTACTGCGGCGGATACCACCTCACGAGCAAGAACAGCATGAAAGGCACTGGAAGATGAAGGAAGAAGAGATGAAGCGCAACCGCTACCAGCTCGCGAAGCACGTGTGGCGCATGCGGGTGAAGAGCGGATGCACGTTCGAGGAGATCGCCCGCGCGGCCCAATGCACCGTCAGGGAGGCGCACGAGCTGTTCAAGGAGGCCATGAGATGATTGTGACGAAGTGCGGCAACTGCCGCTATTACGCGAAGAGGCCCACAGAGATCATGGACAGGGCCATTCGACCGGGCGTATGCCTGAGAACCGCCAGAGCGGTCAGCCCGGAATGGGAGGCTCCCATCTCTCCATGCAACTCGACCTGCAACATCTCTCATCCAAGAAAGCCGACCCATTTCATTCCGAAGGAGCAGTCATGAGGCTGTACGTCATCGGCCCCGTGTCGGGGCATGAGGGGGACAACCGCGAGGCGTTCGAGGAGGCGAGAAAAAGACTGAGAGCAGCTGGGTACGAAGCGGAGATCCCCCACGACTGGATAAAGCCGGGTGCGCCCTGGCAGGAGGCCATGCGCGCGAGCATCGCCCAGATGCTGTCCATGGATAACAGGCGCTTGCCGGTTTACGACGGCGTTGCGGAGCTTCCCGGCGTCTTCGGCTCGAAGGGCGCGCGCTGCGAGCGCGGCATCTGCGAGCAGCTGGGCATCCCCCACAAGACCGTCGATGAGTGGTGCGCCGAGAAGCCCGCGCGGCGGTCGCGCACGTGCGGGTCGTGCGCCCACTTCGCGAAGAGGCACGGGAGGTACCGCGACAATGACGGCGTTTGCCTCATGGCGGGCGTCACCGTGAGCAGCAAGAGGCCCGTCGATGGGGTCAACCCGTGCGGGAACGGCAGGAAGTTCGAGGTGGCGCCATGAGCAGGGGGCCGCTGAGCAAGGAGGACTGGAAGATGGGCTACAGCGAGGCGAGCCCGCCGACGGGTTGCTCCGCCGGGTGCCTGCTGCTCGCGGTCTTGTGCGTCGCTTTCGACGCCGTCGTGGTCTGGGCGGTGTGGCAGCTGGCCCGCGGCCTGGCGTGGATCGTTTCGCTCATCGCGTACGCCTAGCGACACCTTCGGGAACATGGCCGTGCGGTCATCCTCCGCCGCACGGGGCACAGGGAGCCGTCCTCCGGGGCGGCTCCCGGCATGCTGCGGGGCGACGGCCGCGAGAAGCGGGAAGCTGGAGGGCACATGGCCAAGGGTGAGACATACGAGGAGTTCACGGCGAAGTTCGAGCCGAAGCGGACGACCGACGACTGCTACACGCCGCCCGAGGTGTTCGACGCGGTTCTGTCGTGGGCGTGCCGGGAGTACGGCATCGACCCGGCGGACGTCGTGAGACCGTTCTACCCGGGCGGGGACTACGAGGGCGCCGAGTACCCGGACGGCTGCTGCGTGGTGGACAACCCGCCCTTCTCCATCCTCTCCAAGATCGTGGCGTTCTACCAGGACAGGGGCGTGGGCTTCCTCCTATTCGCCCCGACGCTCACGTGCATGGGCATCCAGAGGTGCAGCAAGGTCGTGGCCGGCGCGCAGGTCACCTATGAGAACGGCGCGAAGGTCAACACCTCGTTCGTCACGAACCTCGACCGCTTCGAGATGAGGAGCGCGCCCGCACTGCGCAGTGCCATCGAGGAGGCGCAGGCGGCCGGGGCCCCGGCCATGCCCAAGTACGACTACCCCGCCGAGGTGGTGACCGCCCCGATGCTCGCGCGCTACAGCAAGTACGGCATCGACTTCGCCGTGACCCCGGACGAGTGCGAGTTCATCCGCGCGCTGGACATGCAGCGCGAGATGGGCAAGGGCATCTACGGGAGCGGCTACCTCATCGGCGGGGGCGCCCTGGCCCGCAGGGCGGACGCCGACAGGCTCGCCGCAGCGAGGGGGGGGGGGGCGGATGTGAAACCACCCACGACATGGCCGCTCTCCGCAAGGGAGCGGGCCGCCGTGTCACGCCTTGGGCTGAGCACGTGACTTTCGAGCTGTCCAGGCGCGAGAGGGGAATCGTCGGGCGCCTCGGGTAGCAGGCGCCGGAAGTGAAGGGAGGGGCGCGTGGAGGCCGCCGCCAAGGACACGCCGCTGGCGAACCCGCGCCGCGAGAGGTACTGCCAGGAGCGCGTGGCCGGCAAGACGCAGAGGCAGGCCATGCTCGCCGCGTGGCCAGACCGGACCCGCTGGAAGCCGGAGACCGTGGACAACAAGGCGTGCAAGCTGGAGGCCGAGGATGAGGTCAAGGCTAGGCTGGCCGCACTCAAGCGCATCGCCGCCGAGAAGGCGACCACGACGCGCGCCGAGGTGCTTGCCGGCATGAGCGAGACCTTCAACGCCGGAATATCGCGCATCCGTAGCGCCGGGGGCGACAAGCCGCTCGACTACACGGCCGTGAACGCCGTGACGCAGCTGGGCAAGACGCTGCTCGACGCGCTGCCGGAGGAGCAGCCCGAGGAGCGCGGCGAGTTCACGCGCGACTTCGCGCTGCTGATCGGCAGGGACTTCTTCCGCCCGCACATGCTCATTGCGCGGGGACTTCAGACCGAGTTCTGGTGCAAGGGAGGGCGCGGCTCGCTCAAGAGCTCGTGGGCATCCATAGAGCTCGTCAACCACATCGAGACGCACCCAGGCGAGCACGCGGCCGCCGTGATGAAGCGCAAGAACAGCCTGCGCGACGCCGTGTACGCCCAGGTGGTGTGGGCCATCCACGAGATGGGGCTGGACGACGAGTACGAGATGCCGGTCTCCACGCTCAAGATCAGGAAGAAGTCCACAGGGCAGCTCATCTTCTTCGCAGGGTGCGACGACCCGCACAAGTCCAAGGGCCTCAAGCCTCCGTTCGGCTTCATCGGCTTCCTATGGTTCGAGGAGTCCGACCAGTTCAAGGGCATGGCCGAGATCCGCACAGTGCGCCAGTCCGCCGCGCGAGGCGGCGCGCGCACCATCGTGGTCTACACCTACAACCCGCCGCGCACCCGCGACAACTGGGCGAACAAGGAGGCCGACCGCCGCAGGGACGCCGGCGAGGAGGTGTTCGACAGCTGCTACCTCGACGCGCCGCCCGAGTGGCTGGGCGCGCAGTTCATAGCCGACGCAGAAGAGCTCAAGGAGACCGACCCGCAGGCGTACGCCCACGAGTACCTGGGCGAGCCCGTGGGCTACGGCGGGCAGATATTCGACCGCGTGGAGTTCCGCGAGGTGACGGACGAGGAGATCGCGACCTTCGAGCGGCTGCACGCGGGCCAGGACTTCGGGTGGTTCCCGGACCCGTGGGCGTTTACGCTGTCCGAGTGGCAGCCCGGTCAGCACCGCGTCATCACGTTCGCGGAGCTGGGCGGCAACAAGGTGCTGCCCAACAAGGCGGCCGAGCTCATCAAGAGCGCGCTCACGTGGAGCGACGGCAAGGGGCCGGACGGGCGCGACAGGCCGCCGGCCTACCACAGGCTGCGGGTGCTGTCAGACGACGCCTCGCCGGACCAGATACAGGCGCAGAGGGACGAGGGCGTGCGCGCCGAGTCTGCGGGAAAGGGCGGGCTCCGCGACATGAGCTACCGCTTCCTGCAGTCGGTCACGTGGGTCATCGACCCCGGACGCTGCCCGAACCTCGCGCGGGAGGTGCGCGAAGCGGAGTTCGAGATGGACGAGGCCACGGGCGAGTACTCGGGCGACTACCCGGACGGCAACGATCACTGGATAGACGCGACCAGGTACGCGTTCATGGACGTGGTGACGCGGCGCGGGGCGTACAAGCACGCGGGAAGGGAATAGACCATGGCAGAGAACCAGTTCGAGGTTCCGGCGTTCGTGCGCGAGGAGATCACGGGGCGTGGGTACGCCATGCCGCCGGACATGAGCACCCACATCGAGGATTGGTACCAGTGGTACACGGCCAAGCACCCGTTCTACACCGAGAAGTACCTGGGCGTGGACGGCAGGAGCCACGACCGCAAGAAGCTCTCGCTCCGGCCCGCCCGCCGCGTGTGCCGCGAGTGGGCCGCGCTCATCGCCAACGAGATGCAGGCGCAGAGCGACAGCGCGGACGCAAACGAGTGGGTACGGGACTTCTGCGAGCACACCGGCCTCTACGCGCTGTTCCAGCGCGGCATAGAGCGTGCCTTCGCCATGGGGACCGGCGCGCTTGCGCTGTGGTTCGATGTGCGCGACGACGGTGCCACCATCCGCGTGCGCAGGTACGACGCGAAGATGGTCATCCCGCTCACGTGGGACGAGGACGGGACCACGGAGTGCGCGTTCTGCACCCGCGTGACGATCAAGGGCAAGCAGGCCGTCCAGCTGCAGCTCCACGCCATCAACGGCGACACGAGCACGTACCACGTCATCACCAAGGTGTGGCGCGACGGGAAGCCGGTGCCCGCTGAGGCGCTAGGCATCATCGAGGACTTCGACACCGAGTGCAGAACGCCGACCTTCTGCCTACTCTCCCCCGCCATCGACAACACGGTGCAGGACACGAGCCCGTACGGGGTGAGCGTGTTCAACGACGCGGTTGACGCCATGCGAATGCTCGACACGGCATGGACCGCCCTCTATGACGAGACCGACCTGCTGCGCGCCGTCCTCATGCTGCCCGACTCAATGATCGACACCGAGACCGACGAGGACGGCAAGCGGCGCCCCGTGCCGTTCGGCGACCGCGAGCAGAGGCTGTACCGCCTCACCGGCTCGACGGTGACCGAGTCCGGCAAGCCCTACGCCTTCGCCCCCGCCATGCGCACCAGCGCCATCCACGAGGTGTACGCGGACGCGTGCGCCGCGCTTGGCGACGAGTGTGGCTTCGGCTCACAGTACTTCAGCCCCGACAAGACGGGCGGGCTCAAGACCGCCACGGAGGTGAGCGCGGACAACAGCGCGCTCATGCGCAACATCCGCAACCACGAGAACGCTCTGGGCAAGGAGCTTGGCAAACTGCTCACCGCCCTCGTGGAGTGCGCGCGCGTCCACTGCGGCGCGCAGGTGGCCGAGGGGTTCGAGCCCGTGACCATCGTGTGGGACGACAGCATCATCACCGACACGCAGGCCGAGAAGACGCAGATGCTCGCCGAGATCGCGGCGGGCGTGGTGCCAAAGTGGATGTACCTGTCGCGCTTCTACGGCATGAGCGAGGAGGAGGCGCGGGCGTCGATGCCGGAGCAGACGGTCTTGGACGTGGGGTTCTAGGATGCTCGACCCCGACTACCTCGACAGGGCAGGCGACATGGTCGCGGGCGTGTACGGCGAGATAGAGGCCGACATGCTCGCGTACCTGTGCCGCCTCCTGCTCGACCAGGACATCGAAGGGCTGGGGCAGCGCGGCGTCACGGCGGTCAACCTGCTCGCGCAGTCAGCGGCGCCGCAGCTCATGGCGTTCATCGAGAGCCACCGCGACGAGGTGAACGAGGCGGTGAGGCGCACGGTTGAGGACGCCATGTCACGCAGCGACGCGGCGGACGCGGCGGCCATCTCGGGCGCGGCGCCAGGGACGGCCGTCGCGGCGTCGCGGACGCTCCCGAGGCAGGTGGAGCTAACGGCTCGCGGGATAGCGGCCATCCTTGAGCGCGACAACGTGGACATGGCGCAGGGCGCGCTCGACCTGTGGAACAGGTGCGTGGCCGAGGCCGTCACCAAGGTGAACACGGGGGCCGAGACTGCGGACACGGCCGTGCACCAGGCGGTGCGCCGCATGATGCGCGAGGGCGTCTCGACGGTGACCTACCGTGACCCCACCACGGGTCGGCAGACCGTGACGAACCGCATAGACGTTGCCGTGCGGCGGCACGTGCGCACGCAGCTCGCGCAGGACGGCATGCGCCGGACGCTCGACGTGTGCGCCGACGCCGGAGTGCGCCTGGTAGAGGTCTCCAGCCACGGAGGGGCGCGCCCGAGCCACGCGAGATGGCAGGGGCGCGTCTACTCGCTCAACGGCGAGGTCGAGGTTGACGGCGTGCGCTACAAGGACTTCTACAGTGAGACGGGGTACGGCAAGGTGGACGGGCTTGGAGGCGCCAACTGCCGCCACAGCTTCGGCCCATGGGTCCCGGGAGCACCGCGCATGTACTCGCCGGATCCGGAGCACCCGAGCGGCCTCCCGTCCGACGAGGTCTACAGGCTCACGCAGGAGCAGCGCCGCAGGGAGCGCGACATACGACAGACCAAGCGCGAGCTAGCGGGGGCGCAGCTGATCGCAGACAAGGACGCGAGCCTCGCCAACATCGCAGAGGTCGAGCGTCTGAAAGACAAGCTGCGTAGGCAGCAGGCGGGGCTGCGCGAGCACATCGACAAGGCTAACAAGCTGGGCAAGGCCGACGTCCTGCAGCGCGCCCCGAACCGCGAGTGGGCGGGAGACATGCCGCGCATCAGGAAGACGGATTCGAGCCGCCGCACCATGAAGGAGTTCATGAACGGCGACGGGGTGAAGCGCGCCCTAAAGGCTCGCGGCATATCGAGGTCGGCCGCCCAGAAGGCCCTCTCCGCAGAGCTGAGGTCACGGGGAATAGACCCGAGGAACTGGCAGAACCTGAGCAAGGCCAACCAGCAGGGCATATTCAAGCGAGCGATAGCGGGGCTAAGGGGGACGAAGAAGGCGGGGGCCAAATCGGCCACCAAGGCGCCGGCGACCGCCGCCAAGATCATGGAGGGCAAGGGGGTGAGCGGGCAGAGCGCGTCGGCCATCGCCTCGATAGCCGACGGCTGCCAGAACGCGGACGTGAGACGCGCGTTCAGCTCGTCGCTCGCAGACCTGAGGTTGGACAGCACGACGGCGGCGCGCGGCCAGGCGTACTACAGCCCGAGGACGCAGGGCATAACGCTGAACATGGACGACACCGCAAGGGGTTTCGCCGCGAGGCCGGACAAGGCGCCGTACCAGACCTTCTTCCACGAGTATGGCCACTACATCGACCACAGGAACGGCCAAGGCGCGCGGTACGCATCCGAGGCCGCCGGACTCGGCGTGACGGCGAAGAAGGAGGTGCAGACGATGCTTCGCGAGATCAAGAAGCGAGAGGGATACGGGAGCGTACGCGAAGCGAAGGAGCACCTGACCCGCGAGGTCATCACCCTGTACCGGTCAACGCCAGAGCTGATAGGCGGCCTGTCAGACATCATCCACGGGGCCACGAGCGGAACGTGCTGCGACTACGCGCTGCCGGCGCACCGAAAGTCCTACTGGAAGGGGAAATGGGGGGCGCAGGCGCTCGCGACGGAGACGTTCGCCCACTTCTTCGAGTGCTCGACGGCGAACCCGCAGGCACTTGAGACTTTGAAGAGGTACCTGCCGAAAACCTATGATGTGTTCACGGACATGATGAAAGGATTCTAGCCATGGAGTGGAACGACGAGCAGCTGTTCGAGACCTGGGGGCGCTACCGCGAGGCGTTCCCGGACTCAGACTGGGGGATGGAGGGCTGCGGACTGACGCCGAGCGAGGCGCACGAGCTCATGCGCAAGAGCATCGAGACGGGGCACGACTACCTGGAGGAGTCCTTCCCCGACTATCCAGCGGGGACGTCCTACGGAGCGTAGCGCCGCAACGAGCCGCCTTCGGGCGGCTTTTTTCATGCCCCGGTTTCAGGCGACACCCTCGGTACCTTCTCCACATCGCCCGGGCATGCGCAAAAGGCCCACCTGTCCCGCCCAGTGAAGGGCGCAAACAAACGCTAGGTAAGGAGAAGGACATGGCAGCAGAGGGCAACACCCAGACCGAGCCCACGACCACCGACCCGCAGACCGAGCCCAAGCAGGGCGAGGCCGCGCAGGGCGGCGGCGAGGGCGACCCGAAGCCCGCAGCCGAAGGCCAAGGCGGCGGCGAGGGCGAGGTCGAAGACAAGCACGGACATCCCGGCATCAACCGCGAGAAGTACCAGCGCGACATGGCGGCCAAGGACAAGGAGATCGCCGAACTCAAGGCCCAGGTGGCCGAGGCCGCCAAGACCGAGGAGGGGCGCAAGGCGCTCGAAGAGCGCATCGCCAAGCTCGAAGCCGACCAGAAGGACGAGCGCATCACGCACAAGCTGGAGATGGCCGGATGCCTCAACGCGAAGGCCGCAAAGGCTCTTCTCGACGACTACGAGGGCGACGTGGCCAAGCTCAGGGAGGCGTGCCCGTACCTCTTCTCCGACGGCAAGGCAAAGCAGACCGGCTCCACGGGCCTCAAGCCCGACGGAGACGCGGAGAAGGCGCTGGACGAGAAGCTCGACCGCGCCTTCGGACTCAAGAAGAAGGAGTAACGCATGGCACTCGGCGACTACGTAACCAAGTACACAGACCGCCTCGACAAGATCATCGAGCGCGAGACGCTGACCAGCGACCTGAACATGAACGGAGACCTGCTCGGTGAGTTCTCCGACACCGGCGAGATCAAGGTGGCCACCATCGCCATGGACGGCCTCGCCAACTACGACCGCGCGACCGGCTTCGTTGACGGAGAGGTGACCACGGACTGGGAGACCTACAAGCTCCGCTACGACCGTGGCCGCTCGTTCTCCATCGACGCGATGGACGACGAGGAGCGGGCCGGCATCGTCTCCGCCAACGTCATGGCGGAGTTCGAGCGCACCAAGGTCATCCCCGAGGTGGACGCCATCCGCTTCGCCACGCTCGCCGGGAACGCCGGCAACACCGAGGCGGCCGACATCACCACCTCGGACGCCGCGTACAAGGCCGTGGCGACCGCCGAGGAGGCGGTTGAGGACACGGGCGTGGACCTCTCCACCTGCCTGCTCTACTGCACCTCCACCATCAAGCGCCTGCTCCGCGAGAACGTGAAGCAGAACTACCGCCTGTCCCAGGGCGAGAACCCGAACGGCAAGTTCACCATGTGGGACGAGATGAAGATCGTGACCGTGCCGTCCTCGCGCTTCCAGAGCAAGATCACCCTGCTCGACGGCACCACCTCCGGGCAGGAGGCCGGCGGCTTCAAGGCGGCCGAGGACGCCCTTGCGCTCAACTTCATGATCGTCCACCCGAGTGCGGCGGCCGCCATCCAGCGCCACAAGAAGCTCCGCTACTTCGCGCCGGACACCAACCAGAAGCGCGACGCGCACCTCTGGCAGTACCGCCTCTTCCACGACCTTCTCGTGTACGAGCAGCAGAAGGGCAAGATCTTCGCGCACACCGCCGCCGCGAATGCCGCGTAGGGGCATCCATGTCCGCGCCGACGGTCACATACGCCTTCTACGCCAACCAGTACGGCGGGACGCTCGACGAGGGCGGCTTCAAGGCCGCCCTCCCCCACGCGCTCGCCTACGTCAGGAACCGCATCTGGCCGAACAGGCCGAGGGACGCCGTGAGGGCGTGGCGCATGGCGGTGTGCGCCGCCTGCGACGTGGACGCCTCCTACGGCTTCTCCGGCGGCTCCGGCTCGCTCGCGTCCGTGACCACGGGCACGGTGAGCATGAGCTTCGGCGGCCAGGGCGGCGGCTCGTGGGAGGCGGACATGGCGCGCGCCGTGGACGCACGCCTGGCCGGCACCGGCCTGCTGTTCATGGGGCTGGGGTGAGCGCCGTGAGGATCCCGCCCATCCCTGCCTTCATGCGTCAGGAGAGCCTGGCCATAATCCGGCAGGCACCAGACGGCTTCGCTGACCCCGTGACAATCGATCGATGCCGCATCGACCGTAGCGCGGGGCTCTCGCCGAACGACTACCAGCTGACGCCCGGGTGCCGCGCGCGCGTCTTCATAGACGCGACGGAGTACGTGGGCGAGGTCGTCGAGGGCGACCTTCTTGAGTTCGACGGCGAGAGGCACGCAGTAGCGTCCGTCCAGCGGTGCGACCACCCGGACGGCACGCCGCACCACTGGGAGGTCGATGCCCAGTGAGCAGGGCGGCGAGCTGCAGCATCAGGATCGACCTGTCGGGACTCCAGCGGAGGTTCAGCCCGGAACGTCTCAGGGAGAAGCAGGAGGCGTTCGCAGAGCGCGTTGCCTTCGAGATGCGAGACTACGTCCCGGAGGACCAGGGGACGCTCAAGGGCTCCGAGACGCTGGCAAGCGACTACGCAAGCGGCTCCATCGAGTGGGCGACCCCGTACGCGCAGCACGTCCACGACCTCCCGCAGTCGAGCATCCGAAAGACCAAGAACCCGAACGCGCGCTCCCACTGGCCCGAGGAGGCCAAGAGGGAGCGCATGAGCGCGTGGAACGCATTCGCCCATAAGCTCCTGGAGGACAAATGACCGAGACCATCGACATCTGCGAGCGCGCCGTCGAGGCGTTGCGGGCAGCGGGCATGGACAGCGTGCTCGCGCAACGGATAGACCGCATCACGGGGAAGGACGGCGTGGTCGTGCGCATGATGCCGCCGCGCACCGTCGCCACGTACTTCGACGGCACGCGGCGCATCGACTGCACGATACAGGTCATCGCGAAGAGCCTGGACCCGACCGAGGCCATGGCAGAGTGCGACCGCGCATCCGAGATACTGCGCTCGTCGGACCTGTCGAGCGCGAACGGCTCCTACGAGCTCGCGGACCCGGCATACCCCGCCGAGCCAGACGGGGACATCGAGGAGCTTGCCGTGGGGACGGACCGGCGGCACGTCTGGGCGGTCCGCCTCGTAATTCAGATCATCAGGAAGTAGAAAGGAACGGCCATGGCAAAGAGCGACCTCGGGTTTGCCCGAAACTACGCAAACGCGCTGGAGGTGAACATCACCCCCGGGGCTGAAGAGCCCACGTGGGCGATCCTGTCGCGCGGCATCACGTCCATCACGCCCTCCGGAAACGAAAGCACCGAGGACAAGGACTACTACGACGGCTACGGCGTGCCGACGACCGACGTGACGAGCACGCAGATCCAGTACGCCGTCGAGGGCGACCGCTGCTACGGCGACCCCGCCCAGGACTTCATCACGAGCTGCGCGCTCGAAACCGGCGAGGGCCGCAAGACGCAGTTCCGGCACACGGCCGCGAACGGCGACGTCATCGAGGGCGACTGCACGCTGCTCGGCCTCACCCCCAACAGCGGACAGGGAGAGGCAAGCGGCCTCGGCGCGTTCAGCTGCACCATCGCGACCGACGGGCGCCCGAGCTACACCCCGGCGAACAAGCTCAAGCTGCCCGAGCAGGTCGAGGCGGAGGCGGTCTCCGTGGCGGTCGGCGAGAAGCAGAAGATCGTGGCGACCGTCACCCCGGAGACCGCGAACCCCAAGTGCTTCTTCGCGTCGGGAAACACCGACATTGCCACCGTAGACAGCGACGGGAACGTCACGGGCGTGGCCCAGGGCTCCTGCGACGTCACGGCGCGGTGCGCGGCAAAGCCGTCCGTCATGGTCACGGTGAAGGTCACCGTGACCGCCGCCAACCAGCAGTCCCTCGCCCAGAAGTAAACGGCGACACCTCTCATAGCCTCCGACATGTGGGGGCGCGGGCAAGTGAGCGGCCCGCGCCCCTCTTTTTGTGCCTAGCTCACGGGCAGAGAAGGGAGCAGCATGGAGATCCTGAAGGCGTCGAGGCCCTACGAGGACATCTACTTCGAGGACCCGGTGGAGAACCCCGACACGCCACACTTCCGCGTGTGGTTCGACGACGAGAGCATGGAGGCGATGCTCGGCAAGGTAGCGAACGCCATCGACCGCGCGCAGAGCCTCAACGCCAAGGCGGCCACGGCGAGGTCGGACGAGGACCGCGCCGAGGTCACCCAGATGATGGTACACCTGCAGAAGCGCGTCATCGTCGCCTTCATCGGCGCAGACGGCTACCAGAGGCTCCTTGAGTGGATGGGCGACGGCGAGGCCATCGACCCCGCCAAGTACACCAGCGCCCTCGGGGAGGTGTTCGCCCAGTTCCTCATGCTGCTGGGGCGCAGAGCGACCAACGAGCAGCTGCGCGCGTGCGGCCTCTACTACTCGCAGGAGAGCGCCAAGACCAAGGCGTTCCTCCAGGCGCAGCGCAAGGCGCCGTCCAAGGTGCTCCAAGGCGGCAAGAAGAAGCACCGCAAGTGATAGCCACGGACCTCACGTCCCGGAGGGTCGCCCTGCCAGGCGGCGGAAGCGCGACGCCCTACGAGTGGGGCGGCGCGGAAGTGCTCGTGCGCGACGACGCCATGACGGTGCTGAGCCTGATAGCCGCCCTCCGGGACGAGGGCATGCCGGAGGACGAGCGCGGCGAGACGGTCGTGCGCTCGCTCTTCGCCGACTGGGCGGACGCCTACACGGCCTGCGACTACGACCCCGTGGAGTTCTCCAGGCTCATCGAGTCGGCGGTGTGGGACGTCTGCGGCATCGACCTCAGGGGTGACCGGGCCCACGAGGAGCCCCTATGGGACCCGGAGGAGGACGCCGCGCTCATCCGCACCAGCTTCCGCATGGCCTACGGCCTCGACTGGGACAGGGCGCGCGCGGAGATCAGCTTCTCGGAGTTCGTGGCGCTCGTCGGCGGCTGCGGGACGGACACGCCGCTCGGGCGCGCCATCTACTACCGGGACCCTAGGACGAGGCCGAAGGCCACGAAGCACAACCGCAAGGAGATAGAGGAGTGGGAGCGCCTGCATCGGGCGTTCGCACTGGGAAAGAGCCGTAGCTCACGCGGCGCAGCAGAAGGGACAGACGCGGCGATGGCCGATGCGTTCGCCGCACTCAAGCGCGCAGCGAGGTGAGCATGGACGGATCCGTCGTCATTCAGGCGGTGCTCGACTCAAGCAAGGTCGAGAAGGGCGTCAGCGACGTCAACAAGAGCCTGAACAAGGTCAGCTGGAAGGGAATCAAGGAGGGCGACCAGGCGGCGCAGCAGCTGTCGGGGTCGCTCAAGAGCGCCGGCACGGCCGCGACGGTCGGCCTCACGGCGCCCATCGTCGCCGCCGGCACGGCCGCCATGACGACGGCGTCGAGCTACGAGAGCGCGACGGCTCGCATCCAGTCCGCCCTCGGGCTCACGGCCGAGGAGGCCGAGCACCTGGGCGACGTGGGGGAGTCCATCTACGAGAACGGCTTCGGGGAGTCCCTCGACGCCGTTGACGACGCCCTCATCACGGTACGGCAGAGCATCGGGGACCTCAACGACGTGGACCTCACCTACGTCACGCAGGCGGCCCTCACGCTGTCCGACACGCTGGGGATGGACGTCGGAGAGAGCGTGCGGGGCATCAACGCCCTCATGGACGGCTTCGGACTGTCCGCGCAGGAGGCCATGGACCTGTTCGTGGCCGGCGCCCAGGACGGCCTCAACTACTCAGACGAGCTCGGCGACAACCTCGCCGAGTACGGCCCGCGCTTCGCGCAGATGGGCTTCTCCGCCGAGGAGTACTTCTCGATCCTCAAGGCCGGCACCGAGAACGGCGCGTACAACCTGGACAAGGTCAACGACTTCCTGAACGAGTTCCAGACGAGCCTGTCAGACGGCCGCATGGACGAGAACATCGGGAGGTTTAGCGACTCCACCCAAAAGCTATTCCAGAGCTGGAAGGAGGGCGGCGCGACCGGCCAGCAGGTCTTCGAGGCCGTCATGGGAGAGCTGGCGCAGATGCCCGACGGCTATGAGAAGGCCAACCTCGCCTCCACTCTGTGGTCGAGCCTGGGCGAGGACAACGCCATGGGCATGATCACGAGCCTCGCGGGCGTCGAGAACAAGTACGGCGACGTGGCCGGGGCGGCGCAGGAGGCGGCGGACACCGCGTCCGACAGCTTTGCGAGCAAGGCGCAGAGCGCCATGCGCGAGCTGATGGGGGCCATCGAGCCCCTGGGCACGCCGCTGCTCAACATCGCAACGAACGTGGCCGGATGCATCCAGGCCTTCGGCGAGTGGTTCTCCGGAATCGGAGAGGGCGGTCAGATGGCCGTGCTCGCCCTCGCCGGCATACTCGCCGCCGTCGGACCGGTGCTGTCGGTCGCAGGCAACGTTGTGACCGTGCTGCCCGCCATCACCTCCGCGCTGGGAGGGGCCACTGCGGCAACCGGGGCCGCAAGCGGGGCAACGGGGGCGCTCGGCGGCGCGCTGACCGCACTCACCGGGCCCGTCGGAATCGTGCTCGGCGTCCTCGCGGCCCTCACGGCGGCGATCGTCTACCTGTGGAACACCGACGACGGGTTCCGGGTGGCGGTCTCGGAGGCCTGGAACGCCATATGGGGCACCATCCAGGGAGTCATCGACCAGCTTCGGCCCTACGTGGAGCAGGCGTGGGCCGCCATACAGAACGCCGTGAGCACGGCCATGAACGTCATCATGCCCATAGTGAGCCAGGGGTTCCAGTTCATCATCGCCGTGGCCGTGCCGATCCTGCAGCAGCTCATCTCCAACGTCGCCAACACCTTCCAGGTGATACTGGAGACCATCACGGGCGTGATGAACGGGGTCACGCAGATCATCAATGGCGCGTGGCAGATAATCCAGGGCATCTTCCAGACCGTCGTCGGCTTCATAGTCGGGCTCGTGACGGGCGACTTCTCGCAGATGCAGGCCGGCGTGGACGCCATTATGCAGGGCATCAAGACCGTCATCGGCGGCGCGCTCGACGCGGCCGGAGCCGTGGTGACGGGCGCCATCAACTTCATAACCTCGACCATCCAGAACGGGCTCAACCTCGCGCTGTCCGTCGTGCAGGGCATCTTCAACGGCATCAAGAGCGCGATAGAGGGGCCAATCAACGGGGCGCGCGACGTGGTGGGCGGCGCCATCGAGGCCATCAAGGGCTTCTTCAACTTCCGCATCTCCTGGCCGCACATCCCCATGCCGCACTTCGGCGTCAGCCCGTCCGGATGGCAGATCGGCGACCTGCTGCGCGGCGTCATCCCGAGCCTGAGCATCGAGTGGTACGCGAAGGGCGGCGTGTTCAACGGCCCCAGCGTCATCGGCGTCGGCGAGGCGGGGCCCGAGGCGGTCGTCCCGCTATCCGGGAGCAGGGTCAGGCCCTTCGCGGAGGCGGTGGCCGAGGGCATCGTGTCCGCGCTTGGAGGGTCGCGCGAGGGTCGCGGCGGCGTCACGCAGAACTTCAACTTCTACCAGCCCATCAAGTCGCCCGACGAGGTCGCCCGCGCCGTGCGCTTGAGCGAGAGATACGGATTGGCGGCTGAGACATGAGCAAATCACCACTCGTGATAGAGATCGAGCGCGACGACGGGCTCGGGGAGGAGAACCCGAGGCTGCTCGCCGACGGCACGCGCTGGCGCGTCGAGGTCGGCGGCCTTGAGAACTTCGGCGGGGTCACGTACGAGGTCGCCACGCAGGCGTACGCACAGTACGAGGGCTCCCTTCCGATGAGGGAGCGGACGCCGGAGCAGGACCGGACCATGGTGCTCGCCGCGCGCTTCGACCGAGCGGAGGCGCGCGACGAGGCCATGGCGTTCTTCATCCCGCACAGGGAGTACGTCGTGCGGTGCTCGCTGCTCGGAAGGACGAGGCACTTCACCGGCCGCCAGTACGCGCTCAAGGTCGAGCTGGGCAGCCTCGCCCTCCCGACGAGGGTCACGTGGACCTGCCTGTGCACGCAGCCGTTCTGGCTCTCAGAGGACGAGCACGGCTACGACCTAGCCGAGGCCCAGAGGCGCCGGGGGTTCCCGTTCGTGTCGCTCGTGGACCGCGTGGCGCCGGAGCCGGAGTCGCGCGTCGCGGGGCCGAGCCACGTCGCGGGCTTCATCGTCGGAATAGTCAGCCACGCCACGAGGCTCGTGAACGGCGGGCACGTCCCGACCTACCCTCGCTTCACCATATCGGCGAGCGGTGAGGTCAGGAACCCCTCCGTCAGGGTGCTCGACGGTTCCGGGGCGGCCGTGCTCGACGTGACCGTGCTCGTCAGCATGCAGGACGGCGACGAGCTCGTCCTCGACTTCGAGAGCCGGCCGACGTCCATCACGCTGAACGGGGAGAACGTGAGCCACCTCGTGAAGCCGGGCTCGACCCTCGCCGCGAGCATCGGCGTGGGCAGGTACGACGTCGAGTGGTCCGCAGAGTCGGGCGACGCATCCATGCAGGTCGTGCCGTCGATTAGGGAAAGGTACACGGGAATATGATCGACGAGGCCATGGCGGTCATCAGCATCTACCGCGTGACAAGCTCGGGCGAGATCTCGCTCATGGTTGCCAACTTGCCGTACTCGAACCTGCAGTGGACGAGGAAGCTGTCCACGTGCGGCAGCTTCTCCGTCCAGCTGGTCGGGGACGTGCCGGTCCCCTGGCCGGGGAGGTACCTGCTGGTGCGCGGCGACCGGCCGGAGGTCGGGCTCGTAGAGAAGGTCAAGTACTCCGACGACGAGAGCGGCGAGGCGGCGAGCATGTCGGGGAGGTTCGCCGAGTGCCTGCTCGCCTACAGGAGCTTCGGCCCGTCCGGGGCGGCCGCGTCCGGTCACGGATGGCGCGGCGCGGTCGCTGCGGCCTTCGGCTCGTGGCCCATGCCGGACGCCCCGGAGATCGTGCTGGGGGCAGGGACGGAGGGGGCGGGCTCCTCGTACACGATCAGGGCGGACGAGAAGACCACGGCGATGGATGCCGTGTACGCCGTCACGGCCGCCCAGTCGGCCTATCCCACCCTCGCCCTGGACTGGGAGCGCGGGGCCCTCAGCCTCTCCATTGTGGACGGCCTGGACAGGACGCGCGGGCAGGGCGAGCGCCCCGTGATGGTCTTCAGCCTTGAGATGGCCACGGCGCAGGCCACGTCCTACTCGGGAGACTACTCGGTCTCGTGCTCCAAGGTCATAGCCTACGCGAAGGGGGCGAGCGAGGGCGCGGAGGCGGTGAGCGTCGAGGTCGAGGTCCCGGGCTTCGACCCGGAGACCATGTGGCAGGCGTCGGCGACCGAGGACGTGTCGTCCCTGTGCTCCGACGAGCCCGCCGCATCCGAGGCGAAGGACGCCGGGCTCCTGCGGGCCTACGACCACATGCCCGCCCTCGCCGTCGATGTGACGGTCCTCGGCAGCGGGTACGGCAGCACGTGGGACCTCGCGGACACCTGCGAGGCGGACGTGCCGGAGGCGGGCGTGTCGTGCTCCGCCCGAATCGAGGAGGTGCGCGAGGTGGTCAAGAAAGAGGGGACGACACTTGAGGTCTCATTGGGCTCGAAGGCGATCAGCCGCGTATCGCGCGCGCTGATGCGCCTCCGCTGACCAGACGAGGAGGGATGCCGTGGCAAAGGTCACATCCATCACGCGGGTCTACCCGATGGACTCGCTCATGACCATCGGCGAGGACGGCCTGCCCGTCTACGACAGGGCATACAACGCCAGCGACCTCGCCGAGGTCATCGGCGCCTTTTTCTCGAACGGAGTCTTCACGGCGGCCGGCGATGCCCTGTCGGTGACGTCGGAGGCGGGAACCTGGAGCGTCGGCACCGGCGGCGCGGTCGCCGGGCACAGGATCATCCCCGTCGATTCGCCGGCCGAGGTGATCGACCAGGACGAGATAGGCACCGGCCAGTACGCCTACATCATCGTGGCGCTGAGGAACGACACGAAGTACCGGGACGGGGCGATCTACTCCGTGCTGACGGAGTCGCCGACCTACTCGCCGGTTCGCAACAACTCGACGTGGGAGCTCGTGCTCGCGCGCATCGACTGGCGCGGCGGGCTCTCCGACTACCGTCTCGACAACCTCATGTGCGGGCCCGTGACGCCGTTCGCGAAGATCGACACGGACCAGTTCATGCTCGAACTGCACACGGCGGTCTCGCAGTTCAACCTCAACGTCGGGGAGGTGAGGTCCATCCCCAGCGGCTCGACGCCCGTGGTCACCGTGAGGAAGCCCGAGATGGCCGGAGGCGAAGTCTACATCGACTTCGACATCCCCAGGGGCGCCCCCGGCAAGGACGGGGCGGACGGGGAGAGCGCGCCGACGATGTTCATCAGCCCGGAGAGCGAGGAGCCCCCGAGGGTCTACGGGAACGCGTGGCTCGTGGACGACAAGGGGACGCACACCATCACCGACATCCGGTGCTACGAGACCGAGAGGGTCTACCCGAGCGACGGGCTGTTCCCGGGCGACGCTCTGTACCCCGGCGGGACGGGCCAGTGGGTATCCCACAAGCTGGCCGCGTCGCTCATCGAGCCGCAGGAGTCCGAAGGCAGCCAGACCGAACAGGAGGCATAGCATGGCAATCAACTACGAGTCGCGCGAGTGGGCCAACGACGCGGCGGGGAACACCCCCATCAACGCCGACGCCCTCAACCGCATGGAGGGCGGCATCTCTGACGCGTGCGCGGGCGTCGATTCGCTCAGCTCGAAGCTCATCACCTACCTCGTCGAATCGGGCGGAGACACCGCCGGGGAGGACGTGAACGGGGACGAGATCGTGGAGCCCTGCAACGTCTACGACGCGGAGAAGGGCGTCGTCTACTTCGCTCCGGGAGGCGGCGCGGCAAGGACCGTGCCGTTCGCCACGTCCGGCGGCCTGGCCGACGTGGCGGAGTACCCATACCAGCTTGAGGCGGGGCTGTACCCCGGGCGCGACCTTGCGGCAACGTTCGCGGACGAGGTGTCGGAGTACGGCGACGTGTGGGAGTGGCTGCAGTCCCGCACGAAGGCCGGGAACTTCTCGGGCATCCGCATCGGCGACTACATCGACATCACCCTCACCGACGAGGTTCCGTTCCGCGCGCTCGTCGCCGCCATCGACCCCTACTACGGATGCGGGGACGACGGGCACGTCAGGGGCCACCACATCGTGATGATGGCGAGCGCGCCCGTGACCGTCACCGGCTCGTACGCGGTCAACGGCGGGCACATCAAGTGGAACTCGACCGCCACCAACCAGGGAACGGCAGCGGAGAAGCACCCCTACCTGGCGAGCCAGCTGCACAAGTGGGAAACCGAGGTCTTCTACAACCTCCTGCCGCAGGCCGTGCGCGACCGAATCATGGTCCACCGCGCCCTTCTCGAAGAGCGGTACAGCAGCTCCGGCGGGCTCACCGAGTCCGGCAGGTGGAGCTGGGCGGACCTCGGCACCGTGTGGTCACCCTCCGAGATGGAGGTCTACGGCTGCACGGTTTGGGGGACGAAGGGATGGTCCGTCGGATACGACTGTCAGTTCCCCATCTTCAAGAAGACGAGGGATCGCATCAACGGCAGTCGCGTCAGCTGGTGGCTCCGTGTCGCTCGTGGCGGTTCGTCGTCGACCGTCTGCAGTGTCTACGGCTATGGCTATGCCAGCATCGACTCCGCCTCGGATGACTGGCTTCGCCCCCGCCCCTGCTTCCTCATCGGCTGAGAATTCAGCCGATAGACGATCTTCCGCAACGGCGACCGCCTCTGGCGGTCGCCTTGCCCTTTGCCCGCGAAGCGGGCCGGATATAATTTTCAAAAATCAAGGGACGGGGGTGCGCTGTGAGCGGTGTCTTCGAGAAGGACAGGAGCGAGTCAGAGCTCGACTACTTCGAGCTCGCCAGGAAGATATGGGTCGAGGTCGTCCGCATCGTCAAGAACGAGAAGGACGTGCCGAAGTCCTGCAGGTTCCTCATAGGAGTCCCGACCGCCGAGACGGCGCGCAGCATGGTCGCCAACATAAACCGCGCCTACCACTTCTACCCCTCCAGCTCGTTCAACGTGCTTGAGAGGAGGAGATACCTCACCCTCGCAATCGCCGACTGCGAACAGCTTCTCCTCGACATGCAGTGCATGAAGGACGCGGGGCTCCCCATAAACGTGAACCGGCTTGAGAACCTAATCAAGATGGCCGACGCCGAGATCGGGAAGCTGCAGAGCAAGAGGAAAAACACGCGCCTCATCGGGAAGCAGACGGTCGAGGATCGCATCAGGGACGCCGAGGCCGAGATCGAGAGGCTGAGTTCGGTATAATGTCGCTCGGTTACGCCTTGGAAATCGCGTCAACTGGTGGCTCCGTGTCGCTCATGGCGGTTCGTCGTCGAACGTCTGCAATGTCAACGGCAATGGCAATGCCAGCAACAACTCCGCCTCGAATGACTGGATTCGCCCCCGCCCCTGATTCCCGAGCCTGGCCAGACCGAGTAGGCCGCGAGGCCGAAAGCAGAGCCGTTTTGAGGAAGGAAGGCGTGACCATCGGCCGCAAGGCCGTAAATATGCACCCCGCGCAGGCGGGCGGACGCTTCTTGCATGGCCGGCCGGCTTCGGCGTTCACCCCGGTTTCATGCCCGTCCTGCAAGCGGCTGCCAGAACGCCACTGCGAGCCGTGCGGGGTGCCCTCATGAACTCGAACGACCGCAGGGCGGCCAGAAGAAGGCGCCGCGAGGAGAAGCGCGCCGAGAAGCGCCGCAAACGCATAGAGGGATGCACGCTCGAAAGGGTGGCCGACCTCAACTCGCTGTACGACGCCGCCGCCAAGGCCAAGAGGGGCGTGGCGTGGAAGGCCTCCGTTCAGAGGTACCAGATGAGGGTGCTGCGGAACATCTCGAAAGCCCACGACGACCTGCTGGCGGGGAACGACATCAGAAGGGGCTTCACCGAGTTCGACATAATGGAGCGCGGAAAGCTCAGGCACATATCGAGCGTCCACTTCTCGGAGAGGGTCATCCACAAGTCACTGTCGAGGAACGCCCTCGTCCCCGCGATCGTGCCGGCGTTCACGTCCGGCAACAGCGCGAACATATCGGGTCGCGGCACGGACTACGCCATACGGCGGCTGAAGAAACAGCTCGCCCGGCACTGGCGCAAGCACGGGAGCGAGGGCTACATCCTGCTCGTGGACTTCCGGGACTACTTCGCGAGCATCGACCACGATGCAGCCAAGGGAATCGTGCGGCGCGCCCTCGACGACGAGAGGGTAATCGCCCTGACGGAATCGCTCATAGACGCGCACGGGGACGTCGGCCTGGGCCTGGGAAGCGAGCCGAACCAGACGCTCGCGGTCGCCCTCCCCAGCCGCATAGACCACTGGGCAGAGGAGATGCCCGGGCTTGAGGCGACGGGCCGCTACATGGACGACTCCTACTACATCGACATGGACAAGCAGAAGCTGCGGGTAGTCCTGGCCTGCATTGAGATACTGTGCGAGGACCTGGGAATCAAGATCAACCACAGGAAGACCCGGATAGTGAAGTTGTCGCGCGGGTTCCGGTTCCTCAAGAAGCGTTTCTTCTACACGCCGACGGGAAGGGTGGTCGTTCGCCCCTGCCGGGACTCGGTGACGAGGGAACGCCGCAAGCTCAAGGCGATGAGGAGGATGCTCGACAGGGGCGAGATAACCAGGGAGCAGGTGGAGATCTCGTACCAGAGCTGGCGGGGCGGCATACTCAGGCTCGACGCGCATCGGACCGTGCTCAGCATGGACGCGCTGTATCGCGAGCTCTTCGGGACCGAAAACGCTTCGGGGGGGGGGTTCTCCCTGATGAGGCGTGACACGCCGCTCCAGATGGCGGCCTAGGGACCGCCATGCGACACCTTGGGGATGCTTTGCAAAGCAGAGCAGTCCAGCGAAGGGAGGACGCATGGCGTTCACAGAGGAAGAGGAAGAGACGCTGCGCGGAATCATCAAGATCGCCCGCTCGCGGGTCGCCTCGTTCTCCGACGAGCTCGCAACGATGGCGCCCGGCCTGTGCGACAAGTGGTACCCCGACACGCCCTACGTCGAGGGGCAGCGCCTCTACTTCAACGGCGAGGTCTACGTCGTCAACCAAGACCACACGTCACAGAGGCAGTGGGAGCCGAGGGCCACGGGAACCGAGAACCTCTACACGAACATCTCCCTCGCGGGAGACGGCATCCCCGTATGGCAGGCCCCGACCGGCGCCCACGACGCCTACAACACGGGGGACGAGGTGCACTACCCGGACGCAGACGGACCCGTGTACGTCTCCAAGCGCGACGGAAACACGTCGGAGCCCACCAAGGACGAGTGGTGGGAGCCCGCATAGCGCCCGCTCACCAAGAGCGCCCCTTCGGGGGCGCTCTTTTCATGCGACACCTCCGCGATGATGCCCCCGAAGGACACGACAGGGGGAGGTGACCCATGGACCCGTTTCTATCGCAGGTGGCCGTCACAGCCGTCACGTCTGCGGTGAGCATCGCCGTCGGCTGGGCGATGGGCGGCATCAAGGGCGCAGCGAAGGAGCGCGCCCAGGCGAAGGCTGAGTCCGACAGGTCGCGCGAGGAGGCCCGCAAGGAGGCCGCTCAGGACCGCGAAACCACGCATCAGATTCTCAAGACGCTGCTCTACTGCCGCCTCGCCGACATGCACCGCCGCTACGTGGTGGACGGCGTTCCCTGCACGCCCGCCGACAAGCAGGAGGCCGAGGAGGTCTTCCGCGAGTACCACGACGTGCTGGGCGGCAACGGCTCCGGCACCGCCCTCTACAAGGAGATCATGGCCGCGCACGTGGCCTAGAGGAAAGGAGGCCGAAATGGCCGAGTACACCACCGAAAACATCGACATCCCCGAGGACGCGGAGGTGCAGGACTACCCTAAGTACGTCCTTCCCGAGAAGCTGTACCTCGCCCTCAAGTGGGCGGCGCTCCTCCTCCTGCCGCTCGTCGCCGTCTTCTACCAGGCGCTGGCGGGAATCTGGGGGCTGCCGATGCCCGACGAGATCAGCCAGACCTGCAGCATCTTCGGGCTCTTCATCGGCGCGCTCATCGGCGTGTCCGAGTTCAAGGCCCTCAAGAGCAAGTAGGCGCGCCATGGCGAGGCTCAAGCTGGCGGCCGCGCTCCTGACCGGCGCGCTCGCCGCGACCTGCTGGTGGGGATGGCTCATGCTCGACCACGCCGGGCAGGACGCGCAGGCGCTCGCCGAGGCGCGCGAGCGCGGAAGGCAGGAGGCACAGGAGCAGATCGTGCTCGACCGGCCGGTGCCGGGGGGCAACTGGATGCCCCTGTGGCTGCAGACCGACCCGCAGTGGGCGGACATCCCCTACTCGGACGGCACCATCGAGACGTACGGCTGCGGGCTGACCTGCGCAGCCATGGCCATCAAGTACCTGACCGTGCAGGACGTGACGCCGCTCGCGCTGTCCGGCGCGGTCGGCGAGGAGTGCCTGACCGACCGCGTGAACGACATGGCCAAGTTCTGCGAGTGGATCGTGGCCAACTACCCCGAGTACGGAATCGAGTACTCCGGCAAGGTCTGGCGCATCGAGGAGGCCCTGTCCATGGTCGATGACGGCTGGGTGGTCATGGCCGGCATGGAGGGGCCGCTGGGGGACCGCTCCTACGGCGGCCACATCATCCTCATCTGGGACGTGGACGATGAAGGCAACTACTGGGTTAGGGACCCCGACGACGCCGCGAACTCCGAGCGCCCGTGGACGCGCGAGGAGCTTGAGGCGGTGGCGTGGGGGACCTTCAACGGACTGAGAGGAGGCCATTATGGCAGATGAGAACGATAAGCTGACGGACGTGGACGGCAACGAGCTGTCCGATGAGTGCATCGAAGAACTCTCCAACGGGAAGGGTGAGGATGATGAGTAACAGCCCCCTCGTAAACTACACGCGCATCAGCCCCAACCGCAACAGCCCGCGAAACCAGCCAATCAGCAAGATCACCGTCCACCACATGGCGGGGAATCTATCCGTCGAGACCTGTGGCAACGTCTTCGCACCCAGCTCCCGGCAGGCATCCTCGAACTACGGCATCGGCTCCGACGGGCGCGTGGGCATGTACGTCGAGGAGAAGGACCGCTCGTGGGCAAGCTCCTCTGCGTGGAACGACCACCGCGCCGTGACCATCGAGGTTGCGAACGACCAGATCGGCGGCAACTGGCACGTGTCGGACGCCGCGTGGAACAAGCTCGTGGAACTTTGCGTGGACATCTGCCGGCGCAACGGCATGAAGTCGCTCGTATGGACGGGAGGCACGGACGGCTCGCTCACGTGCCACTACATGTACGCGTCCACGAACTGTCCCGGCCCCTACCTCAAGGGCCGCATGGCCGAGCTCGCCCGCACCGTCACCGCCCGCCTCGGCGGGGCGTCGGGCCCCTCGACCTCCGGCGGCTCCTCCGCGCCGTCCGGAAGCGTCGCCGACCTCGCGAACCGCGTCATCGCGGGAGAGTTCGGCAACGGCGACGCCCGCAAGGCCGCACTCGGCGACCGGTACGCCGAGGTGCAGGCGGAGGTGAACCGCATCCTCAACGGCGGCGGCTCTACCTCCTCGCCCTCTGTCGACATCGACCAGATGGCGCGCGACGTCATCGCCGGGAAGTATGGCAACGGCGACGCCCGTAAGAAGGCCCTCGGCTCCAATTACGCGGCCGTGCAGGCGCGCGTGAACGAGCTGCTGGGTGCGTCGGGCGGCTCCTCCGGCGGTGCCGACATCGACGCGCTCGCCCGCGCCGTCATCCGTGGGGATTACGGCAACGGCGAGGAGCGCAAGCGCCGCCTCGGAAGCCTCTACGACGCCGTGCAGGCACGCGTGAACCAGCTGTTGTAG